TCACACTCATCAATCCCCGTGCACTCCATTTGCATCTGCATCTGGTGCACGTAATAACTTGGGATCTCATCCTTGCGCGTACGGCTCATCGGGCACTTGAACTCCACCAGACGTCCATACCGCATAGGGTCCGCATCGGCATACCGAGGCACAATCAGGCCATCCGGAGAGGCACCCAGGAACGTATGAACGGGATGCTGGCAACACCCAACATCCAAAATATCACACCCCGTCGTGTCCTCGTAGATCTTCTTTGCCACGGGCTCAAATCGGGTTCCCCAAACTAGAGCCGGAATGGCATTGAAGGGATTGCTGTCGCTTCGGGTAGGCGGTTCCAGCTTCTTCTCCAACAGCTCAAGACGAGATGCGGGCGATGTCCACACCTTTGACACCTCAGAGGCCGTGATCATGGTCCCTCGCTGAGCATGCCAAGCATCCGTTCGCTGATCTTGCTTTCCATACAGACGCACCGTACGCTCAAATGCCCGGTCACGCATCCACATGCGACCCACTTCACTCGTCATTAACTTTTGAGTCACTCGCATCACCTCCCTCCGCAGAAAGCGGTACGAGAGGCCCGGCGACAGGGATTTGCACATCAAAGTAAAGTGGCGTAGACGGGCGTTGAGGTGAGTGTATGGCCTGTTCTCCAGTAGATACGACGCCAATGCCTCCTCCATTAGAGGTCTCTATCTTACTGTCCGAAAGTTCGTTTTTGAGCTCTCGCAGTCTTGCCTCAAAGTCGCCCGCGCCCATCACGCCCATCTCCGAAGACCGAGAGAACATCTCATCGTACATCTTCTTGAACTCCGTGTCATACTCCTCTATCTTGTCAAGGGGGAACCCGGCCTCCTCAACCGTCCACGCTACCTCGCCCTCGGCAAAGACCGGATCCTCCATCTTGGGCTGATCACGAAGCATCTCCAAAAAAGTGGCGTATTCCTTGTCGCCATCGGGCACCATAAAAACCCCCGGCGTCGTGGCTTCCAGGATGCCGCCTTCACTGCGAATGCGCTCAATAACCTGGCCGGTTGACACGGAAATACCGACTGGAACGGGCTCCATTTATATTTACCGCATAGAACCACTTTAAGCGACAATACCGCAGTAAGAACATAATGGAGACCATCCAAAATCGTGATCATTGGGTTCTTCACCGCCTAGAGAAGTTCTATTCTGACGAGGACAAGTTCAAGAAGGTGCAGTGCATTCTGTCGGGCGAATCCAAGGTTAGCCTTCGTCTTCTGGACTGGCTTGTGACCAATTACGCAAAGAAGCACAATGTCGCGTACCTCGTGAGTGGCCGTCATGTCATTGTGTATCTTGCCTACAAGTCTCACCTGAAGGCCTATAGCAAAAAGATGTTTGACCCATTCTGCCGTTGGAAGCGCATTCAGTTCATGGGTCTGGATACGACGGTTGGACAGCTCAACTTCTTTGAGTGGGCAATTCAGGATGAGGTGCTCAAGTACCTGGAGGACAATTACGATGCAATTCACGCCGACATGGATCAGTGTTCTACGACCATTCAGCCCAAGACGGCGGCCGACGGGACCCGGCGCAAGAGGCATGAGCTTAGTCGGTCGGCAACAAAGGCCGTGCGTCACCACGATGTTAAGGTTGTTGTCTCCTTTGAGTAATGCAGTCGGTATTGGATCCGTCTGTCCTCTACACGGATCTCTCTCGGGATGTAGTAGAACACGATGTGGACGTTGTCTCTGATTTGTGGACCATGGATGACCGCGATGTCTACCGGGGATCTCGTGATACACAATATACGCATGCCAATGTTTACTGGCTTTACACGGAAGAGTTGGAACGCACAGGACTTATAGAGCACTCACTGTCGGACCATGCCAACTTTCGGATTTTATGGTTCAATGAGAACCCATTCGCCATGCTTTTGCAGGAGGAATGGGTGACTGGAGACAGTCTGTGGTCTGTGTTGCCGCGCACAACAGTTGAGTTCTTTCTGGCAAGGGACTGGACGACGCCTCGCCAAATTCTGAACGCATGTCTGGGCGGACCTACTCGCATTCTGACCTTCCGCGATGTCTTGAACCCGCCCATCGTGCATAGTTGTTCAGCGTGCGGACTAAAGTCATTGACCGTACTGCAGTGTGGAGACGGACAGGCTCCTTTAGACTTCCCATCCAAAGCAAAAATAATATTTATTGATGATGATTTGTATGTTTGCGAACCCCCTAGTGGTTCACGTGTCTGGGACCTTCTCGGCTTTAGATCGCCGAAGGCTGTGCAATCCGACGACGTGCCTGCTTCGCCGGTGTCTGCGCAACCGGAGCCGGAGCCGGTGCAGGCGCCTCCTGCTCCTCCTCGTCATGATCCTGATCCTCCTCCGTCATCGCCGTCGGGATCTCAGCCGACGCAGCCGGAACAGGCTCATCCGACTCCTCCTCAGCATCAAACATCTGCGCAGCCGTAACACGCTGCTGAGCGGACACCTGTGCGTAGGAGATACGCCATGTCACACCAAATCCCTGGCCGGACACATAGATGCTCGGGCTCACAATGAACCGTGCCTCCATGCGCTTCGGGAACACATCCGAGAGATTCTCGGGCGTGAGCTTGATCGGGCGGTTCGCCATGTCCACCGCATCCATGCTCACCGTGAGCGTGCCCTTGTCATTCGGATAGACAGGCACCTTCATGCGGAAGCTAGGCGGATACTTGCCATTCGGCACCCACTCGGCACCCTGCTTCTCAACACTAGGACTGACGAGCGACTTCATGCTGTCACGGAGGACATCCTCCTTGCGAGCACGACCAAACCACGACGTACTGCGCTCCACAGCCGTCTTGATCACCTTCTCCTCAAGATCCTTGAGGAAATTGTACATCTGGCCAATCTCGCCGGCATCCGCACCCGCACGCTCCTTGGCGTACGAGTCGCATCCGCGCAGACTGGCGAGCATCGTGTAATTGACGCCATTCTCAGTCTCCTTGATGGACACGCCCATGGGATACTGGAGCTTGGGAACACGCATCTGGAAATTCTGCCCATTGTACTTGATCGGGATACTCTTGGACCCGTTGTTCTTGCTGATGCGGATGTCGCCGAAGGTGACCTTGCTGATGTCGAGGTTGGAGGCATTGATAGTGGCGTTGACGGACATTTTGATCTGATTGTGTGGTCATATTAGTCTGCTAATCTGTAGATCCATTTTGTCCGCACATTTCCACTTTCAAGAACTATTCTATAGAAGAACAATGGTAAGGTGCGCGGCGACAAAGCGAAGAGGCGTAACCACACAGTGCTTGTCAAATGCAATGATCGGACACTCATTGTGCGGGACGCATGCCCGGGCAAAAAATGTAGAATTATGGATTGATACCCACAATAAAGACCAATCTATCGTACTGTGTCAGTCTCTGGTCCGAAGATGGCTTGTTCTTCATCATTTGCGGATCGCCGGACCCGGTGTTCTTTGCAGGAAAGACCTCGCAAACGACGAAGAGCTTGTCTCGTGCACCGAAGCATCCAGACAGCATCCGCTCGACTATTTTGCCTTTGAGGAGAATGGCAAAATATGGTGGTTTGACTTTGCATCTATTTGGGCTTGGTCAATGAAATCTGTTGAGCCGGCCAACCCCTATACCCGAACTCCGTTGACTACTGACATTCGCAAGCGCCTCCGAGAGATGTGGGCCTTACGCACGCATCGTAGATTGCCGGTGCCCCCAGATCCGATTGGCGGGGAGGAGCGCATACGTCATCGATGGATTATGCTATGTCAGATCTTTGCCGATAATGGGTTCACGGATGTATCCATTCATCAGCTCACGGCGCTTGGGAAACTATCTCATATTACCGTGTGGCGCTTTTTGCGAGATGATTGCCCCCTCGCCGCCCGAAGCTGTTCCTATATGCTCTCCTCGCAGGTGATGGCAGGAAATATCCCTAGTTATATTGTCAATTCTCTGCGAATGATGATACGGCTCCTCACTCTGCAGAAAGAGCCCTATGCGACCGTCTTCAATGTCATGTCGGCAATTTACCGATGCTGATGTAAAATGGATTTAGAATGACCTACTTGATTGACCTTGTCGTTACCATGAATATCTTCGTCCTTTCACTTGTTCCCCGCGAGGCTGCCGAGTACCACTGCGACAAGCACGTTGTCAAGATGATTCTTGAAAGCGCACAGCTTCTCTACTCTGCTCAGTGGGTACTGGCTCCTGCTACCATCCCCGAAACTGCATACCGCAAGACCCACGTCAATCACCCGTGCGCCGTGTGGGTTCGCGAGTCTATTGAGAACTACCAATGGCTGGTCGATCTTGGCCTCGCTCTCTGCAGCGAGTATACCTTCCGCTATGGCAAGGTTCATAAGACAGAGGCTCACCTTATCTGGCTGGCCGCCAACCCCCCACCTCTGCCGACCATTGGTCGCACTCCCTTTCGTATGGCCATGCCGGACGAATATAAGTGCGAGGACCCCGTTCTAGCCTATCAGGCATACTACCTTGGCGCCAAGGAGCGAATGCTGAAGTTTTCAAAACGCCCCCCTCCCCCGTTTGTGGAAAAGAAAAGGGTTTAGATGACCGCCGATGGTAAGAGTATACCAGTGCGTTAAAGATGTCTGCCTCTTCTTCTGTCAATAAGTCAAACAAGATGCCTGCCAAGAAGGATACCGCCGCCCCCGTCGTCGTCGCCGCGCCGCCGGCTGCCCCCAAGGCCGCCGAGCCGAAGGCCCCCAAGTCCAAGGCCGCCAAGGTCGCCACCCCCGCGAAGGCGGAGGCCACGGTGCCCACGGTTGCCGCCCCGGCCGCTGTGCCGGCGGTGGTTGTCCCCACTGTCTCGTCGGAGTCCCAGCTGGTGGCCCTGGCCGAGACGCTCAAGTCGCTCAGCGCCGATCTCTCCACGCGCGTCCGTGACGCCGTGAAGGCGGTGCAGGAGGCCGCCAAGTCCGCCAAGCGCGAGGCCCGCGACTCCAAGAAGAAGAAGAAGGTT